CCTGGTAGTGGTTGGGAACATCATTTTAAACCAAGTTCTGCTGCTGGAATGGGTGCAAAACCAAGTCCAGTTGCTAATGCTGGTGGAGGTCAAGCAAATCCCTGGAAAACGGGCAATATAACACAACAAATGCTAATATCAGAACAAGACCCACAGCTTGCAGCAGTGCTCAAGCAAGAGGCTCAAACTAAATAGTTAATTTCCGTGAAATTGACCCCCTTATCCGTGATTAGGGTATCGCAAAACTTATTAAGGTAAATCTGAATGGCTGCTCCGTTTCAGAATTATACTGGCGGTGTCCTATTAGCGGACATCGTTAAGAGAAATAATTTTAGTGCTTACGTTTCTCAAGCTATCAAAGAGCGTAGCCTATTTATACAGTCTGGTGCTGTAGTTCGTAATGCTTTGCTTGATGCAACAGCAGGTGGAACAAGAATACAAGTTCCAGAATTTAACCCAATAGCACCAACTGAGGAAATCTTAGATGGTACAGGTACTTGGGGAACAAGTGGTGCTGGTTATCTAACACCTCAAAAAATCGGTACAGATACGCAAATTGCAACTATCTGTCATAGAGGTTTTGCTTACGCTGTTGATGATGTAGCTGTATTAGCTGCTGGTGAAGATCCAATGGGTCACATCAGAAATCAACTTGCAGATGCTATCAATAAATTGAACTCTGTTCGTTTATTTGAAACTCTAACTGGTTTATTTCATACTGCTCTTAATGGTCATCGCCTTGAGAAGCAAGTTGGTAGTTCTAGTGCTTCTGCTGAAGCAAACTATCTTACTGCTGCTACTGTTGCAGAAGCTCGTTCTCTTTTAGGAGAAAGAGGAGAAGAACTTGATCTTCTTATAGTTCACCCTGCGGTTGCTTACTACCTATATCAAGTAGGTCTATTAACATTCTCAACTTCTGCCTTATCAACTGGTACTGGCATTACTTGGGGTGGTGGTGGAGTTGGCGTAACTGATAGATCAATCGGTCAGTTTGCTGGTTGCACAGTTGTAATCGACTCTCAGGTAAACATCAACGATCCAACATCTAGTGGTAATCGTCAGGAGTTCCGTTGCTACTTAATGAAGTCAGGAACAATTCTTGAAGGTAATCAGTCTGAGCTAGGTATTGAAGCAGAAAGAAACATCTTATCTAAGCAAGATGTTATGTCTGTTGATTACCATAGTGCTTATCACGTTATGGGTACTAAGTGGACAAACGCTGCTGATAACCCTGCTAACTCAGCACTTAGAACAGGATCTAATTGGGGTGTAACTTATGATATTGACCAGATTCCTATGGTTGAAATCTTTGTAAACACACCATTGTCTAATGGTCTTAAGTCTTAATTTTTATTAAGATTAAAATGTGGTCATCAAACCTCACCTAATATTGGTGGGGTTTTTTCTTTACGCTACAATAAAACTAAATTACTTTATTAATCGTGGCAGCTACCATAAATGCAACTATAAAAAGTGAAACTGCAAATAGCTATGTCACATTGACAGAAGCTAATACTTATTTTGAAACTGTACCTGATTCCAGCACTTGGACTAATAAAACAGACGATCAAAAAAATAGATCATTAATAGCTGCTACAAGATGGATTGATACTTTTGTATTTCAAGGGGATAGATGTGACGAAAATCAAGCATTAAAATTTCCTAGAACTAATTATCAGGTAGATAGAGTTGAATTAAGTTGCTCTACAATTCCATTAAATATTAAATATGCACAATATGAATTAGCTAGAGCTTTGGCAAATGATACTGGTGCTATAACTGGCACTACTGGTAAGGACGGTAATTTTGAAGAAGTTGCTCTTGGTGATCTTAGAGTTAAATATAATACTGAAAGTCAGGGAACTGGTTCTATAAATAATATTTTAGATGTTTACCCGTGGTTACAAAGTTATCTTGGAGCATATATGCTTGGTGGAGCAGGTACTTTTCAGATGAGGGTAGTTAGAGGATAATGGCAGGTCAATTAGACAGCTTATTTAAAAGTGTTGCTAAAAGCGTTGTTGCAACTTTAGGTGATTCTTTAGATCACACTATTACCTATGTAAAGAAAGGTACAAGTAGTTATAACGTAGATACAGGTGAACAGGTGACTATAGACACTACATATTCAGATATAAAAGTACCAATATCTTTTATAAGATCAGAAGAAGAAACAGGTCAAGAAATGAGAGAAGCAAAAATATATATAACACCTGATTTAATAGGAGATAATCAAGTTGATTTAGATGATGAAATTACTTTAAATTTTGGAGGTTCGAGTAGGGTTGCACAAATAGTTAATGTAGACACTAAAAAAGGAGGTCAAGCCTATTTGTTTTCTGTTTTGGTTCGATTCTAATGGCTTTAAGAAGATTAAAAGATTTACCTAAAGATTTAGACAAACAAATTAGTGAAGGTTTTAATAATGTTATAAAAATCACTCACTTTGAATTATCTAACAGGGAAAGCACTGTTCCAGATCCTATGCCAATATGGACAGGTTTTTTTGCTTCTAGCTGGAAAGCATCAAACAGTCCTGTAATACCTAATCATAAAGTAGAAAACTTTCAACCCTGGGCAAGTATAAAAAGAGAACGTAGCATTAATTTTTTTGAAAAGAGAAAAGCAGGGCCACCTTTTACACCGCAAGAACCTCCTGCTAATCCATCAGTTCAAATAAGATTTCCTGTTGGAGAAGGAAATAGAATTTTTAATTATAGAAAGTCAGCTTGGATTGGAAATAAAGCGGTATATTCTCAATACGTTTTAGAAAGTGGAAAAATTCAACAATTTGTTGTAGATGATTTAGCCAAAATAATTAAAGAAAATATGACAGAAAAAGGTAAGCTATTTATAGGAGGTAAAGTTTCTGAGAAGTTTAGTGGTACAACTTACACAGGATTCTAAAAATGACATTAATAAACACTAGAGCAGCATTTGAAAAAGCAGTAACAGATAAGGTATCAGACGTTGATCCTACGGTTTCAATGGTTTATGACAATGTTCATTTTACAACTCCAGGAAAAACTAAAAAGTATATTTTAATGAGCATAAACTTTACTCAGTCAACTTTACAGAATCAAGGTGCTGCTTCTGATTATTATGCAGGATTAATTCAATGTAATGTCTACGTTCCAAAATCAAAAGGAACTTCTGTCTTGTCTAAGATATGTGAAACAGTTATTGATGGATTAACTTCAGTAAATACTTCAACTTATGTTGATACATTTAGCTGTAAACCTAGAGTTTTAGATATTAATGGTCCAACTCCATTGGAAATAGAGGACAGAAGTCATTTCATTGGAGTAATATCTTGCCAATTTACAGCAAACGCTTAGTATAATAGAATAGCAATCTAATAAATTTATGGAAGCGATTGAACTCCTCAAAAACAAATTTGGTGTAAGTCAAAAATATAAATATGAATTAAAAGAAGGAGAAGAGGTCCTTTTAGAAATTTACTGGAATCCATTAACAATGGCAGAAAGAGAAGTAATAACAGCAATGTCTCCTACTGATACCAGTGGGAATGATTTTGCTTTAAATCTTATGATTACTAAATCTTTAGATAAAGATGGCAAAAGATTATTTCAAGATGGTCATAAGGCTTCATTAAGAAGAGAAGTAAATTTTGCAACCTTACAAGAAATACAACTTGCAATGCTTACTTCTGGTTCTGAATATAAAGTGGAGGAAGCGAAAGCAGATTTAAAAAGCTGAAAATAATTGGTTTGTATTGTTCTTTTTAGCAAAAGAATTAGGAATGACAGTTAAAGAGCTATCAGCCAAATTAACTAGAGAAGAATTAGTAGGTTGGATTGCTTTTTATGAAATTAAAAATGAAGAGGAAAAGCAAGCAATGGAAAAAGCTCAAAATAAATCACGGGCAAGAGTTCCAAAAAAGAGGTAAACTGAGATAAAGTTTTTCTGTTTCTGTGGCTGATTACGGAGTTAATATAAATTTTAGAGTAGTCGGAATGTCAAAAGTTGACAGAGCGACAGCAAAAGCAAAACAATTAGAAGAAAGTGTAAATAAAATAAGAGATTTTGATTTATCTAAGGCTATGCCTGGGAAAACTGGAGACAGAATTGCTGAAGCTACAGGTCAGATTAGAAAATATGCTCAACAAATAAATAAAGCAAAAAAAAGTCAAGATAGCTTCAAAGAAGTAATTGGTAAAACTCAAAGCCAACAAGAAGCAGCATTAGAAGGATTTGAAGAAGTCAGAGATTCAGTTCAGAAAGGTTCAGTTATCTATAACGAAATGACAGAAGCTATTGATAATCAAAAAAATGCAATGGCAAAACAAGATAAGATTTTAAAAGGTGAAACAATATCTAAAAATAAGAATACAGAGGCTACTTTTAAAAACACTAAAGCACAAAAAGAAGCTGCTTTGGCACGTTTAAAACTAATGAGAACAATAGGAGGAGTTATAGGTAGTGCAACTATTGGTGGTGCTTTTCCTTTCCTTTTTGGACAAACAGGAATGGCAGCAACAGGTGGAGCTATTGGTGGTGCAGCAGGTGGAGCATTAGCAGCTATTCCTGGCTTTGGTCAGTTTGGTTTTGCCTTATCTATTGCTGGTACAGCTATTGGACAATATTTAGATCAACAAGAAAAATTAAATAAAAGCATTACTAAAGTTAATTCATTTTTTATCTCAATGGGAGATGGAGCTACTTTTAGTACAAAAGAAGTTAAAGAATTAGCGAAACAAATAGGTATGACTAATGAAGAAGTTGTGCAAATGTTAGACAGTAGCAAGCGATTTGGTTTAGAAGGTAGCAATGCACTTGTTAGTTTCTTTGGATCAGATTTTGATAAAAGAATGGGTCAGGTAAATGCGATTGCTCAAGTAGATGATTTAGCTAGTTCAATGAAAGCAATTCAAGCACTCTCAAAAGATATAAGTATTGAAGATGAATTTAGATTAATAAACATGGCAAGACAAGAAGGTTCATTGGCAACTCAAGTCGAACTGCAAAGAATAATTTTAAGAATACAGCATGAACAAAACTTACAAGAAGCAAAAAGATTAAAATTTGGAACACGTTTTAATGTAGCAATGGCAAAAGCAGCCGTTAGTATTATTGAAGGTATGACAGGTTATAAAAACCTTGAAGTTGAAGATGTTCCAAAAATAATACAAAAACAATTAGATGAAGCTATAGCTAAATATGAGGAATTAGATGCTGCATTGGTTGAGAATTTAGAAAAAATAAAAGCATTGGCAACCGCTTATGGAGATGCAAGGGAGTTTATCGTTCCAGAAATTGAGTCTATTACTAAAAAATTAGAAGTAATGATGGATGCTCAAACTCAAGTGGTTCGGGCATCTAGAGCGATAAAAGATTCTTTTGCTGACTCGTTTAAAGCCGTTATTAAAGGAACCATGACGGTTACAGATGCTTTTAGAACTATGTTGAATAAAATTGCTGATTATTTTTTAGATACAGCAGCACAATTAGCAGCAATGCAATTACAGAAAGGATTTTTAGGTTTATTAGGAAATATGTTTCCATCATTAAATAAAGCAGATAAAGTTGATGGAACAAAGGCTGCTGGTGGACCAGTAAGAGGTGGAGGTACTTATTTGGTAGGAGAACGTGGACCTGAATTATTTAGTCCAGGAGTTTCTGGAATGATTACACCAAACCATGCTCTTGGTGGTGGCACAAATGTTGTAGTAAATGTAGACGCTTCTGGTTCTTCTGTTGAAGGAGATGAAGAAAGAGGAAGAGAACTTGGTCGTCTTATTTCAGTAGCGGTACAATCTGAATTAGTACAAC